GCCTGACCAACTCATTTCTGTAACGGAAAAATACAAGGTCGAAGGCAGCCAACTCGCAGCCCTTGGCTACGAAATTTCGGAACCGACAGCCCAATACTGGTTCATGCGTCGCTGGGATAGTGATGCGGAGATTTGGTACACCCCATGGCCAGTGGCCGGCGCGGCCCTGCCGGAAGTAGATCCAACCCGCACTGTTCGTCATGGTCTCGGCTTCGTTCCATTAGTCTGGATCCGTAATCTCCCAGGTGGCGATGCCATCGATGGTGGCTGCACTTTCAGATCCGCTATAGAAACGAATATCGAGATCGACTATCAACTCAGCCAGGCCGGCCGGGGGCTGAAATATAGCTCAGACCCCACCTTGCTCATCCGCGAACCAGCATTCGCCGACAACGAAATCATCCGCGGTGGCGGTAACGCTCTCGTGGTGACGGAGAAGGGTGACGCGAAGTTGCTGGAGATCGGTGGCACTGCCGCCGCGGCGGTCATCGAGTATGTGCGCACCCTGCGGGAATTTGCCCTTGAAGGCGTGCACGCGAACCGTGCAAGTCCGGAACGTCTATCTGGCGCCCAGTCCGGTCGCGCGTTGGAATTAATGAACCAAGGCCTCATCTGGCTGGCAGATAATCTGCGCGTGTCCTACGGCCGGGCCATGCTGCAAATCGCGCGGATGATCGTCTTGGCATCGAACCGATACCAGCTTCATGCCGATGGCGACGTCCTCGAACCCATGGACCCGCGCATCCGCATCACCCTTTCCTGGCCGCGCTGGTATGCCCCGGCTTCGCAAGATCGCCAGTCTGACGCTCAGACGTTGCAAACGCTGGTGCAAGCTAAGTTGCTCAGTCGGGAAACCGCGGTCAAGTCAATCGCCGATATCTACCCAATCGACGATGTGCCCGCCGAACTATCGCGGATTGATGCAGAGGAGAAAAAATGACCGAACCATCCATCGAACTCCCGGATGTGGACTACGTTGCGCGCAGCGCGGAGCTGGAAGACCGCCTGTCGAAGCTGGAGGCGGAAACCCGCACCCGCATCGTGCACGCCGAGCTGAAAGCCGAAGCCCTGCGTGCCGGCATGGTCGACTTGGATGGATTGAAATTGCTTGATCTCGAAAAGGTTGAGCTGGACGCCGGTGGAAGCATCAAGGCCGCTGGCCAATTGATGCGCGATCTTCGGCGCGCCAAGCCGTGGCTCTTTGGCGGGGAAAGTTCCTCGTCTGCCGCTGCCGCACCAGCGACCCAGCCGACCAAAGCAAAGTTTGCCACCGAAATGGCAGAGCCGGAGTGGCGCGCCGCGCGCGAGGAATTGCTCCGCCGTCGCTAACTCTCGGCGGGCGTCTCTTTACCGCTATTTTTTCAAGGAACTGACATGGGCATTCAAAACTTCCCCAGCGCTTTGCAGCCGATCATTCAGCAGGGTTTCCTCGAGCGGGAATTCCAGCAGGCGCTGCAATCCCGTCTTGGCTACCGCGCGGTCGCGGATCGGGTGCCGTTTTCCGTTGGCATCGGTGAAACGTTGACCAAAACCCGCGCCGGTCTCAAGCCCAGTGTTACCACGCCGCTGGCGGCAGCGACGAACACAAATCTGGACAACGGCCTCACGCCGACGAACTTTAGCGTTGAGCAATACACCATCACGATCAACCATTACGCAGCGACAACAGACCTCAATATGGTGACCAGCCGTGTTGGTATTGCCAGCCAGTTCCTGCTGAACGCTACCATCAATGGCGAGCAGGCGGCCCGCTCGCTGGATGAACTCGCGCGCAATGCCCTGTTTGCGCCCTATTTTGGTGGCAACACCCGGATCCGCGTATCGCTCACCTCCGCCGGTCCCACTGTGGCGGTAGACGATATTCGCGGCTTCCAGACCGTCTTCGTCAACGGCGTGCAAACCCCCGTCGGTGGCGTCGCCTCGATGATGGTTTCCGTTGGCGCTAACTCCTACGCGCTCATCGGCGCGGCTGCGGATACCAGCAACAGTTCCTCCGCACCGGGTGGCATTTCGGGCGTTCTCACCTTCGCGTCCTCGGTGCTCACCACCGATGCCACGGCCGGCAACTCGGTGATCGCCGCGACCGCCAGTGCCATTCAACGCCCGAATGGTCGCACGAACACCGCGCAGCTTACCACCGGTGACAACTTAACCATGGCCTCGCTGCTCAACGCGGTAGCGATCCTGAGGCAGAATGCCGTGCCGGAAATTGATGGCGTCTTTAACTGCTATCTGGACCCGGTATCGGCGCGTCAGCTTTTTGCCGACAACGACTTTCGGCAACTTTTCGTTGGCGCCACCTCTGCCAACCAGGTGTTCAAGCGCGGTATGGTGAACGACTTCCTTGGCCTGCGCTTCATTCCGACGACGGAAGCCTATGTCCAGGCGCATCCCAGCATTTATGGTGCCGTCGTTCGTCGTCCGATCGTATGCGGGGCCGGCGCGCTGATCGAGGGAGACTTCGCCGGCATGGCAGAGGCTGATGTCGCGCCAGCGGACAGCATCATCTCGATTGTCGATGGCATCGCCATGGTCACGCGGGAGCCGATTGACCGTCTGCAACAGATCATCGCCCAGTCCTGGTACTGGATCGGCGGTTTCGCGGCACCATCGGATACCACCACCAGCCCGACAACCATTTCCACTGCCACCAACTCTGCCTTCAAGCGCGCGGTCATGATCGAACATCTCGGGTAGTCGCTAAGCCGGCCTGGTCTTCCTCCCAGGCCGGCATCGCGCGTCCCCTCTCTCGGCAGGATAAGGAGCGTAGGCATGGCTTTTACCGAAGCCGAGCGCACGGATATCCGGCGATTTTGTGGCTACCCCGCTTATGGAGCGGGCAATGAAGGCTTCCAAGGCTGGCGGTTCTATCAAGTCTACGGATTGCTGGAATATCGCATCACTCACCTCTCCGGCAGCGAGGAGGCGACTGTCCGTCGCTACCTCGCCACCTTGGCAACGCTGGAGCAGGCGATCACAGCCGCCGCAGCCAATCTCGATACCGACCAGGCAGCGGTCTGGACGCATAATCGCAACGAGATCCAGGACCGGACGAAACTGTTTGAGGATTGGTGCCGCCGTCTATGCGGCTTTCTCGGCCTTCCCGCCGGCCCGGCTCTCGGCAGCGGGCAGCCTGTGTCGGTGGTGTAGCCCATGAACACAGCAAAGTTGCAAGACGCGACCCAGCGTGGTGTCGGCCGGGCAGCGCGCCATATCGGCGCTCGGTGCAGTCTCTTCCGCCCCATCTGCCCGGTTGATGCGCTCAATCCCATGAACCAAATTCTGCAACTGCCAGCAGCCTTTCTCGCCGCGAGCGGGCGCAGTCAATCTCCCGTCGGCTACGGCCAGGTCCTGTGGCAAGGGCTGTTCGATGCTGCTTACACCAAGCCGGGGGATTTTCTGCAACGCCCGGAATCCGCGCCGGGCGCGGGCGACGGCGGCATCTGGTTCATCGCCGCGCAACAGCCACTCTTGCCGGTGCTGTGCGTTCGCGTCTCAGCACGGATCGAGATCCATCGCCCTGTTTTATCAGCCACCGCTGGCATCGGCGGTAACGGTGGCGCGGCCGTGGCCAGTACGGTGGCAATTTTATCAGGCTGGCCCGCTGCAATCGTGCAGGCGGAAGGGCGGGGTAGCGATCCCACCAACCTGCCCACCGATATCGCCCCAGGGAGTTGGACGGTTCTGTTGCCAGCCTTCGGCAGCGTGCAATTGCGCATCAACGATCAAATCCACGACGACCGTGGCCGCACCGCCATCATTGCTGCGGCCGAGCTAACAGACCTCGGATGGCGACTGATCGCGCGGGAGATCACGACCTGACATGGCAGATCAATCAGATGTTGAAACCGCGCTCGTCACCGCCATCGCGGCGACCCTCTACCCCCAAGGCATCGGCGCTCCAAGTATCCTCCCCGCGCCGTGCCGCATTTATCGCGGTGCCCCTGCGGCGGCAGCACTCGCGGCGGATCTTGCTGCGGGCGTGATCAATGCCACCATCATCCCAGATGCCGCCGGCCAGGAAAATACGACGCGCTATCCGGATGAGCCCCAACTGATTTCAGCGGCGGTGCCTGGTCTGAGCATTCACGTCGCCGGTCAAACCGCCACCCTCTCAGGCACGGCAACGATGGGGCAAGTGGCAGGCTTGCTGGTGGATAATCTGGCTGTGGTGCACCGCATCCAGGCTGGAGATTCCCCGGCTCTGGTCGCCGCCACGCTCGCGGCCTATCTGCGCACCCGTCGCCTCGTTCTGGTCAATGGCGCCACGATATCAGTGCCCGATGCCGCCGCGATCATAGGCCGCGTTGTCGCCGATCAAACCGTTCAACGTGAGACCCGGCGCCAGAAGCAGCACTTCAAGGTCTCGTTCTGGTGCCCCAGTGCGGATCTGCGAGACCGTGTCGCCATAGTGGTTGACCAAAGCCTGTCCGCCAGCCTGTGGCTACCACTCGCCGACGGTACCTCGGGTTATCTGCGCGCGATCTCATCGGTCGTGCTGGATCAGAGCCAGAACGCCAATCTTTATCGTCGCGACCTCATTTACAGCATCGAATATCCGACCGTTGTCACCACCACGGTGCCGGCGATGATCTTCGGCGACCTCCGCCTCACTCCGGCCGACGCCGGCTCCGTTCAAACCCTGTTGGCCTGAGGGAGTTTTCCCAACATGAATATTCATCTTGTCGTCGTCTCAGCCTTCGCAACCTACGCCAAGGGTGACGTTATCACCGATACGGCAACAATGACCGCGATTCTCGCCTCTGAAAATCATCGCAATGTGGTGCGGGTGACCGTGCTGGCGCAGCAAGGAGCTTAGTCATGCCGATTGTTCAGCAGGGTAACATCAACACGACCGCCTTGGTGGTCCCCGATCTGTATGTGCAGATCGTTCCGCCGCAGAATGTTGTCATCAACGGCGTACCCACCAACGTCGTCGGCATGGTCGGCACCGCGTCATGGGGGCCGGTCGGCACGCCCGTCGCGATCGGCACCATGTCAGATTACGCCCATACCTTCGGCCCCAACGTGGCGCGCAAATACGATCTCGGCACCCCGGTTGCCATCGCCGTACAACAGGGCGCCTGGAACTTTCGCTGCGTGCGCGTGACAGATGGCACCGACACCGCCGCAGCCTTCCAGTTGCCCAACACCACATTGGTATTCACCGCGCTATACAGCGGCTCGCTGGGCAACCAGATTACCGTGGCACTCGATGTCGGTTCGAAAGCTTCCAGTTGGCGGCTCACCGTTTCACTTCCCGGCTTACAGCCAGAAGTCTATGACAATAACACTGGCACTGGTGCCGCGTTCTGGCAGGCTCTGGCCAATGCCATTAACCACGGCCAGGGCCCGCAGCGCGGTCCCAGCCAGTTGGTCGTCGCCAACCCGGGAACCACATCCGCCGCACCG